TTTTCTCATGGAAAATTGTAACTCCAATGGGAGTATGAATTCTCCTTGTTTTGTAGATTTTGTCATTTCATCTCTCGTTGGTTCATTCATTCTAAGTCAGACTCTTACAGAAACGTACAAGAAATCTTCTTCAGAGTAGCGATCCAAACCATTAATATCAACTTTATAACCGTTAGCAAAATTGCTAAGAATGTATGGATTAATACTCTCTTCTAATTTTCTTATGGCTCTGATTTGCCCTGGTGTACTTTTAAAAGTTCTAAAAGCATTTAAAAGAATTTCGCTAGTTTTCCAGTCATTAGTATGGATCTCAGTTAAGAATAATTTTATTTCTTCTTTTCTTCTATCTAATAATCCACCAATTACTTGATAATCTTCATCAAAAATCCAACGTCCTATATCTTCACAAACTCCAGCAAAATTTTCATTTTCTATACAATCAATAATTTGACTATATAAAAATGATTCCCAACCAACAGAATGTATAAAAGATATTAATGCTTGTCGCATGTACTCATCTAATGGTAAATTTATTTTGCTTAATTCATTATTTATTACTTCAATTTCATTAAACAAAAATTCTAATGCTTTTTCTTTAGTACATCTTTGTCCTTGTTTTACAGGAGATCCATCTGGATAAAATTGTGTTCCGTATCCAATGGTATATGGCTCCTTATTTGTAGTCGGATCTGGATAGGCTTTTTCATTAAATCCCTCATATTTACGGATTAAATTAATAGCTAATGAGAAATCTGCCATGAAAAATAATACTTATTGTCTTTAATATACACAATAATTTATAAAATAAGATACCTAATTTAGTCCTTTAAATAGACCTGTGAATTCTCCTAGTACTTGATCTTCTTTCTTTCTAGGTCTATAGCCCCATTCAGTATCAGATTGTTTATTTTCCCAAGTAAAGTAACTGCCTGGTGAATCACTTTTTTCTTCTTCCCATATAGGTTCTTCATCTTCAAATAGACTTCCAATTGAACCTAAAGAAGCAAAAGGATCACTCATATCTAATTCAAATTGTTTTAAAGCTTCGTCTTTACCTCCTTTCTGAAGTAATTTTTGTTGTTGTGGATCTAAGTCAGGGAAAAAATCATTATAGAATTGATCTTCTGTTCCTTGAAAACCAGCATTTTGAAAAGTTTTATATAATTCTGTAGTTGCTTTTGGTTTTTCATCTGTATAGTCTTCTTCTCTTTCTATATAAGTAACACCTAAGATTTTTTGTGTAGGTTTTTTTCTTTTTTCATTTAAATATTTTAAATTTTCTCTAATTTCTTGAGCTGATCCAGTCATAAATGTTTCTTTAATATAATCTTTTAACTCATCAATTGTTCCTTTGAAATCTTCAATTCCAAAATGTTTTAATACAGCATCCCAGTTATCATCTCCTGGATCTATCCCTTTTAACATGTCATCTGCAAATTCTTCTGGAGTAATAAATTGACCAAATGTAGAGCCTTGTTGTAAAGCTTCTTCTTCTAAATTAGGAAGAATAACTGTTTTTATATGATCTTGTACTTTTTCAGTATTAACAATATCTAATGCTCCATCAAAAGGCATCATGTCACCATTAGCATCTCTGTGGCTTTGACCATAAACTTGATAATGAACTCTTGCAAATTCAGCTTTTCTTTGAGCTTCAGGAATATTTGTATCTGTAGGATCAACAGCTCCAAATCTATATGTTTGAGCTTTCCAATCTATATCTCCTGATTTTCTTCCTGCTTTAGCGTTTTCCCAATCCTGATTTACAATTCTTGCTTGTTCATCATATCTATCTCTTCTATCTCCTGTATTATAAATAGAATCATCTGATAATCCTAAATTAGGATTAAAATAAAATTCTGAATCAAATTTTCTATCTACTTGGCTACCTATAGAATCCATAAATGCTTCTGCATTTCTTTGAGCTTCATCTCTTACGGCTGTATGTAAACTTAAAGTTTGGAAAGGGTTTTGTTCTTCTTGTCTTACATCTATATATTCTACAAATTCATCCATTGATCTAGAAGTATTGAAACGTTTATCTAAATACTTATCTACAAAATCTTCTGCAAATTCTTTTTCTATTTGTATTGTTTTACTAGCATCTTCTGGATCATATCCTAATTCTAAAGCCTCATTATATCTTTCTGTTAATTTATCGTCATACCATTTCTGCCAATTATATGTAGCATTATTTCTATTAATTCCTGTTATTTTTTCTAAAGATCCTTCAAGATCTTCTTCAGCTTTTCCTCCACCCATCCAAGAAACAATACCACCTACTCCACTATCTCCTAATATTGAATTAGTTAAAGAAGAATTAATATCAAATATCTCACTAAATCCACTAAAACCTGAAATTGTACTTAAAAATTGTTCTTGTTTTTTTGCTTCTTTCATTTCAGCTAATGTTTCTTTTAAAACATCTTGTGTTAATGCTCCAAATCTTTTAGCATCTATTTCTCCTTTTTCACCAGTTGCAACAGTAATAGCATCTTCTAAATCTGTTACTCCAAAACCAGTATTAGCTTGATAATTAAAAGCTATTTGTTTATGTGCTGGATCATCTGATAAACGAAATAAAGCAGCAAATTCATCTTTTTTATCAACATCTAAAAAATATTTAGTAGCTAGTTCTCTCCAGTAAGGATCACCACCTCTTGCCTCATCCCATAATTGAGCAACTTCAGGTACTTGTAATAAACGATCAGTAGCACTACCTACTTTTTCTTCATCAGGAAGAAAATGTAAATCTCTAATTGTTTGTTTTTCTGCGTCTGTTAAAGCAAATTCTGTATATTGATCTGTTTGTTCTGCTGCTTCTGCTCGATTACCTCTTTTTCCTTCTAATCTTCCTATGTTGGAATAATGTTGATAATAAAAAATATTTGGATCTCTATTATCTATTCCTCCATAACGTTCTGTAATATCAATATCATCATCTGCTAAAGCATCTGTCCATATTTGTCTAACTGCTGCACCTCCTGCTTTTGGATCATCTGATGAGTAATAATTAACATCAAATTGTCCATGAGGAGGCTGAACTCCTTGTGAATCAGAATCCCATTGGATTAGTTTTTTATCTCTATAAAATTGTTTATAAACATCTTCTATATTATTTTTTGCATCTTCATCAACATTATTATTATTGTTATGTGTTCTTAATTGACCTCTTCTAATTGTATATTCACCTGATGGAGTATTATTAGCAACACTTACCGTATTTGCATAAGCATTATTTCTTTTTGTATTGCGATTATTTAATGCTAAATTTTTTGCATTTAAATCTCTAGCTGCATCATTTAATTCTTTATTAACACGATCTTGTTCAGGATCAGGTACTGTTCTATCTCTCCATTCTTCACATTCTCGAATACCAACTCTTCTACATTCTCTAATAACTTTTGTATTTCCTTTTTCTTTTCTATCAGTCTTAAAATCTGTTTTAAATTTAGTTATATGATTTTGTACTTTAATTTGTCCGTCTTCATATTTAATTCCTGGGTACATTTCCCAGTTCCAATTACCATATTCTCTTGCTGTATTTTCTATATCATTTTTTGCATTTTGAATACCTTTACTAGTTCCTTGTCCTAACCAATATTGTCTTGATTCAAAATCAAGATCTCCTCCTGGACCACCAATATTATTATCTTCATAAAATTGTTGAACCCAATCTTTTAAATCACTTCTATTCCAAGTGTTATTTTGTCTTGCAGCATATTCAATATCTTCTTTTACTTTAGCTTGTCCTTTACTTTCTGCTTGATTTAACCAATAAGTTCTAGCAGCTGAATCTAATCTTCCATTTAGACCACCTATATGATTATCTCTATAGAATTTTTGGAGCCAATCTAAAGCCATTAACTAGCAAAAGAAAAACGATTACTATATCTAGTATATTCCAGTAGATCACTGACCTCTTCTGAAGTCCATTTTTTTATTTTTTCTAACTTTATTTCATCAAAAAAAGTTTGTTGTTTATACCACTCTTCCATTTTTAAACTTGCTTTATTTGCATTACAACTTCGACAAGCTGGAATTAAATTATTTCTATAACTAGAACCTGAACTAAATTTTGGAATAATATGATCTAAAGATGTAGCAGGTTCATTACAGTATCCACAACAATAATCCCATGCTTCATAAATAGATTGTCTATATCTTCGTTTTGCTAATTTGGGAGTAAGTTCAACAAGAAGAGTGAGTGGATCACGTTCACAGTTGAACATACTTATATATGCAGTTAATTAATTTTAATTGGACCTAAATTGCACGAGAAAAATATAGAGATAAAAAAATCATTAAATATGTTGACAAAATGTTAAGTGTTTATAGCTTTAACAAGTAGGTATTCCTCCTCACACATGAAAAAAGCAAATGGATGGGTTATAACCCGTCGAGCACAAGAAGCTCTTGGACTAGATCGAGAAACTCTATTTAAATATAGGGATGACGGAACTTTAAAATTAGGTCCACATTATGCTGCTTTTCCTGAGACTCGTTCTCGTAATAGCTTTAGATGGAATATAAATAGAATTAGGAAACATTTACAAGAGAAGGGGATTCCTGTTGCTGCTCTTGCATAGCATTTTTATAAAAATTCTTCCTGATTTCATACGCTTCTAAGAGATCTCTAATTCTTAGCTGGGTCTTTTCAAAAGCCATCGCTCGATATAAAGAGGAACGAACGGATGATAAACAGTCCTTACTTTTACAGGGCTGTTTTTCTTTTAATTCAAATAAAAATGTCCATTGAGGATGTAAAGGCTGAATAGCTCTTTTCTTATTTTTTAAATTAATTGAGTAATCATTATTCCAAGTAAAGCCATCTAATTGATCTGGATCTAATCCAAAGGTTGCTACCATCCCATATAGCCATGAAAGTTTTTTAGTCTTTCTGTTGGTGGCAAGATCAAAGTATTCTTCTACAATCTGCTGATCATCTGGGAAATTGCGTTCCATAATAGAAAAGCTGACTTATTAAAACCATATACAACAATTCATTTTGTGAGGTAGGGTTGCATGTCAGTTTTTAATATGTCTTAAAGTTCTTTAACAATTATAACAATCTTTTATATATTTATACCTAAACAATAAAAAACCCCAGCATGACTAGTACTGAGGTTTATTAACTTTTCAGTTCAAATAAATCTTACCAGATCATTGGGATAATTTGTCCAGTTGTAATATATGCTCCTAATAATGCAACAATACCAATCATTGCTAAACGTCCATTAAGCTGTTCAGCTTCTACGACATGTCCTTTGTAGGTCTCATCTATATAAGGTTTTGTCTCTTTTGCAAAAATGTTTTGCTTGCCGTATTCAGTAATTACGTGGGAGTTCATTTAAAAAATACCTGGGATAATTTGTCCAGTTGTTGCATAAGCACCAAAAGCTGCAACGATACCGATCATTGCCATCCAACCATTAAATTTTTCTGCTTCAGGAGTCATTAGAATAAAAATTCGCTTCTTTATATATTACATGAAGTTTTGTTAAGTACTAGGTAGTTATCCCTACTAACAAAGAAAGTAATAAAAAAACCCTTGTGATACCAAGGGCTTTAATAAAGTTTTATTTTAAAAACTTAGAAAGAATACTTAGCTCCGATTTTTGTTCCGTAGCTATTGTCTTCATCTTCTATAGAGATACCAGAAAATTCTCCATAGATACCAAGTTTGTCAGATACATTATATGTACCTCCAAGTTTTCCAGATATACTTGAATCTGAACCATCTACATCAGCTACTGCTGTAAAAGCAGGACCACCTTGGATGTAGTAATCAAATTTACTAATAGAACCTTCATAACCAATATGAAGATCTACAGTTCTACCTGTGTACTCAGAACCTTTATATCCATCGTTTGATTCAGCATTTAGATATACGCCAGCGAAAGCAGAAGGAGTTGCAAGAACACTTGCAGCTGCTACGCCAAGAAAGGGTTTGATCATTTTAAATAATTAATTATTAAGTTTGAATCTAGCATTAAATTAATAGAGATAAATACTTAACTAGACAGTTATTTAATTATCATCATTAGTATCAATAATCAATTTAATAAGTAATACTAATAAAAAACCTGTTAAATATGACCATGCAAACACATAAGCAAAATCACTCATTGTCCTACAAGACTAGGAATAATATTTACATCTAATCCTAAAAATGGAGGAATTCTTCCAAGAATTCTAAATAAACCATCTACAAAAGCAGCTAAACAAAAGAATCCTAAGATTGCACTAATGATTGTTGCATTACGATTATGCTTATCCATTGCAATTTCAATGGAACGATCTATTAACTTTTTAACGTCGTCTTTATCCATATCTAAATTGTATGTATATTTATTGTATTAAAAGATGCTCAAAAAAAAGCCTCCCGTTTAGAGAGGCTTATCAAGTTGTGTAGGATATTTAACCGACAGCTGGTGCTATTAGTGCAATATCATCAAAAGCATGAGATTCTACAGAAGCTAGATCTAATGGAAAGTTGTGAGCATTACGCTCGTGCATTACTTCCATACCAAGATTTGCTCTATTAAGAACATCACCCCATGTTGGTACAACTTTTCCTGATGAATCAACAACTGATTGGTTAAAGTTAAAACCATTCAAGTTGAAGGCCATGGTGCATATACCCATTGAGGTGAGCCATACGCAAATAACAGGCCAAGAAGCAAGAAAGAAATGTAAACTACGAGAGTTGTTAAAGGAGGCGTATTGGAAGATAAGACGTCCGAAGTAGCCATGGGCTGCGACGATGTTATACGTCTCTTCTTCTTGTCCGAATTTGTATCCATAGTTCTGTGAATCAAGTCCTGTAGTTTCACGGATAAGTGAAGATGTGACAAGTGAACCATGCATAGCACTAAACAAGGCACCACCAAACATACCCGCCACGCCAGCCATGTGGAATGGATGCATGAGGATATTATGTTCCGCCTGAAAGACAAACATAAAGTTGAACGTGCCTGAAATGCCGAGAGGCATACCGTCACTGAATGATCCTTGTCCGAAAGGATAGACCAAGAAGACAGCGAAAGCGGCTGAGACTGGTGCGGAGTAAGCAACACAGATCCAGGGCCTCATCCCTAGTCGATAACTAAGTTCCCATTGTCGTCCCATGTAAGCTGAGATACCGATGAGAAAGTGGAACACAATGAGTTGATATGGTCCACCGTTATACAACCACTCGTCGATGGTTGCAGCTTCCCAGATTGGGTAGAAGTGAAGACCGATTGCGTTAGAGGATGGGACGATTGCTCCAGATATGATGTTGTTTCCGTACAGGAATGATCCTGCAACTGGTTCTCTGATTCCATCAATATCTACGGGAGGTGCAGCGATAAACGCAATTATGAAACAAGTGACTGCTGTTAGCAAGCAAGGGATCATTAATACTCCAAACCAACCGACATATAAACGGTTGTTTGTAGATGTAACCCACTCACAAAACTCAGGCCAGCCTGTTAAGGAACTTCGTTCCCTAACGTCTATAGCAGTAGCCATTTTAATAATATAAGGACGTTTGTTAGCCTTTCAACAAAAGGCTTAATATAACTATACAATTAATAATTCAATCGGCAGGATTTACACCATTTGCAAAACCAGACCATGCTAATCCTATCGCTTCTATTGTTGATGTTTCTGTTGATTTATAAGGCATATGTACAACATCTCCTGCATGATATGTAGCTGGTTGACCACTAAGTTGAACTTCACTATCTCCAAATTTTCTTACATTTCTTTGCTCTTCAGAATAAATAAAATTCGTATCAACAATATCTCCAAATTTAGGTTCAGTCATGTCGTAGGAGTTCCTCCTTGTGCTGGTGTATATGCTCTTCCAGTTTTATCATACATAGTGAAATTTTGTAGTCTTACAAAAGTAGAAGGAATGTTAAATAGTTTTTGCATCATTTGAACCATCATTGGTGATTGACAATTAAATGGAGGTATATCCATATAAGACAATCCATATCTGTTTATATTCGCAGCAGCTCCTTGTTGATCTTTTTCAACTTGATCGACAAGTTTTTGTTCCCATGCAACAATATCTTTTATTTCAACAGGTATATCGGATGGTTCTGGAGGAAAAACACCTTCTTCATATTTCATTGAATAAATATGTTTGCAATATCTAAACTCATCAAGAGTAGGACTCCATCTGTCAGTCAAAGATGTAATGACATTATCTTTTGCTTTATAATCTTCAAAGTCAGGTAAGCCTTCAGATCTTGCACCTGGAAGAGAAGGATCAGCTCCACTTCTTAGATATACACCACCAAAGTCACTAAATACACCTGGGTTATCTCTAGTAGCTCCTAATACCGTACTACTTGTAGCTGCAGTTGTTGGAGGTATTTCATATTCAACAGCAGGAGCAACAATTTCTAATTGCCTGTTAGTTAAAGCATTAGTCATTGCTTGGTTAGCAACTTTACCTGCTTCCGTCATAACTTCGTAACGTCCAGGTTTTAGTGTTGCTACTCCTGTTTTTGGAAATCTTGGACCTGACCTTTGACCCAAGGATGATATATAAGCGTATTGACGACGAGTAAAATCCTGACAAGTGCAATAGTACCGAGTACCTGTCATAAAATAACGACCTACATTTGGAGGTCTAGTTGCTGGTGTAACTAATATTTGGTCAGGAGTTGCTTCAACAGAACCACGTTTTCTAAGTTTTAATAAACCTGTGTTTGGATTAACATCAGCTAAAACTGCTTGTACATAACCATATCTAGTTTGTGTATTTGGATTAATTGTTCCTCTATTAATAGGAACTCCTTCAGGTTCAATAATTCGATCTTCTATTACCTCACCATTTGTAGGTTTAATTCCATCTGTACCTGCAATAGGAATAAATAAAGGAGCTGGAAGAGGATTAGTTGAACTCCAAGTTCCTGCAAGTTGTACATACCAGAATTCATTATCTTCTGTTACTGAAGCAATAGATGCTCGAACATTACTACTATCTAAGACATTATCAAATCGAAGACTACCTGCTACACGTACACCTGCCCAATGAACTCCTAATTCTTTATTCTTTGTAGGAAAACCTCTAAATACACCTGGAATAGCAGGAGCGTTTCCAGAGGCTCCAGGAACGCCTGTAGGAAGCGGAATACGATACTTAAAGGGATAATCAAATGAGTTGTGATATAACGATGCTGTAGCTAATTCAAAGCCTCTTCTCCATCGTGCCCAACATGATTCTCTATTAACTGTATATAACGACTCAGGACTACTTCCTCCAAATTCGTTTTTTATAGGTTTAAATTTATAAGCATTATTTTTAAATTTTTTATCGAAAGTAGAAAAGCTTCCGAACCCTGAAGCCATTAGAAGAAGCCGCCTTGAGCAGTTACGTTAGCACCAGGAGCATATCCAGCTGAATTATTTCCTTCTGCATAAACACCCACATATAAACGATCACCACGTTCTAAATAAATACCTCTATTTCTTACAGGTAATCCTGCTCTTGTATCTCCAGTAGATGAAGCATATGAGGAATGAATGCCTGGAGTAGCAAGATGTGGCATTACATCTGAACAATCACAAACCGTAGTTTCAGCAGGTACTGTTTTTGAGAAAAGAATATTGTAATCACCAGATGCAGGAATAGGTGTTGTAGTTCCTCTTGTTTGATAGAAAACAAAAGTTACTTCAGGTTGTTTACCACGTACAAGACCTAAATCTGTATATCCAGTTGTTGTAGCTGTATTAGTAAAATCGAAAGCACTAATTAAACCTGTTACAGGAGTTGATCCAATAAATTTATAATATTTATTACCTGCGTTTTTAACAGCTGTAACTGCAGATTGTTGAGAATCTTTAGCATAAATAATTTGTCCACTAACAAAAGAAGAAGCTGTTCCTGATGTAGTGGAATCTAATACGTAATCATTACCTCTATACTTATCATTTCTAGTAATTTGTATTGAATCAATTACTCCTCCATTATTATTATCTTCACTTAAAGCTGCATCCATATCAACAAGGATGGAAGGAGCTTGTCCACCTTGAACAAATAAAGTATTACTTGATTCTTGACCAACTGTCTGAGTCGTTACTCTAACTGAGTCAAATAGTGGACGATCAACTAATAGGGGTTGTTTATTAGTAGAGGTTGATGACACTTTTATTCACACTAATTTTCTTTAATTATAGGCTCTATAAATGTTTTCTTATAAATTGTATTTCTGCGTCTCTTCCTTCTTCAATAATATGATCGTTTTCTTCTTGTTCTTTTTTACTTAAAGAATCATGTAAGATATTATTCCATTTTCCTTGTCCTGCTAATTTCATTACTTAAATCTCATATTAGTTAAAACAAAATCAGGAGAACCTTTTTTAATTTCATCTTCTATAAGTTTTTCAGGATTATTTCTCATTGACATAAATTGACCAAACATATCAATTGGATCTCGTTTAAATTTTGAAGCATAACCTCTATTTATTGCCCATGTTCCTCCTGGATTATAAACTCTACCTGCTTGTATATAATCTCCAGGTAATTTTGCATTGAAAACGTCTGTTAAACCATCTGGGGACCAACCTGAACCTAAATAACTAGAAAAAGTAGCCATGATTTATCTCCAACTTTCTGCTAATACCATTCTAGATCCTACTGCTGTATCAGCTGGACCTGGTAATGATTGAATAAATTCTGCTCCAGATCTATCGTATCTATATCTTGCTTGTTCTGGATCTTTAAAATTAGGTACATACAAAATAGCAGCAAGTCTATTTGTTTCATAAAGATAAATATCATCCCAAACTTTTAAGGCTTCTTTAGCATTACTTGATCTAATTGTTCTATCAACGTCACCAGCAATACTTTCTAAACGTGTTGATGGAGAAGTTGCTACTTCAGTTTTCTTTTCAGCGGTATCACAACGTCCAATTTGAAGAGCAATCTTGTCATAAAAATAAGAATCTGGAACAGTATTCATTGCTTCTTCCAATCTGGCATAATCACCAGCTGGAACAGAAACAGTAAAATAGCCCAGGTGATACCTGACCCTACTTTTATCAAAGTCAGATAATTGCACTCATTTTCTCATTAAACTTATCTTTTATTTTAATCCTAATAACTTTTCTTTGTTCCTTTCTTTGCAGTTGTTTTTTTAGTTCCTTTTTTAGGTGGTCTACCTACTTTTGAACCATATGTTCCAGGACCTTGAGGAGCCATAATAAAAAAATCTCTTTTTATATTATACTCTTATCAAATCAGCTGCAATAACAGAATCCCAATCAACTCTTTTTATTTGTCTTAATTGTTCTAAATTTGCAAACTTTTCACCTGATAATGACATTTGAAGATCTTTAATTTCACGAGCAGTTTTAAGACCAATTCCTTTAATATGATCAGCAATCATTTGTGCTGTAGCTCCATTAATATTTAATCTCATATCAGGAGGAAAATCACGAGGTTCCTCTTTAGCAGCCTTATCTTTTATTTGTAATGTTTTTACTTTCTTAGTTCCTTCAGGATCAGTTTCTAATTCATTTTTTTGTGCATAAAAAATGCGACTGTCCTGGTCTTCTACCATAAAACAGTCGCCATTGTCTAATTCACTTATAACTTTAACTCTTGCACCCGTTTTCTTATGTTTAAAAAGAGTTGTCATTAGGACCAGAATTTTACTTTCTGATCCTAGTTTAACTCAAAAATTAAGAAACAGTACGGTTAGCTAAGTACTGCTCAATATCAGCATAACCAGGAGCATCATCTTGCTGAAGGTAGCAAACTTCAACAACAATGTATCCTTTCTTACCAGCATCTGCATCTGCATCAGAGATGTAAACTCCGTCTACAGCTGAAGTAGCATTAGCACCATCTTTGGTGAATACTTTCCAAGTTGTATCAGCAGCTACTTGATAGTGAGAAGTTGAATCTTCTAGAGCACCACCTGTTGCTGTACCACTTGCATAGTAAATAGGAGCTGTACTTACGTTAGATGAACCACCTGCAAAGAAGATAGCATTTGAGCCACCATCAGTTGTTCCATCCACAGTAGAAGCAATGTTTGCTTGAGCACAAGCTTCAGCAACTACTGTATTGTTTGTTGGGTTTCCACCGTTGCTACGTCCGAAAGAAATAACGTTTCCAGTATCTGTATAAACACCAGATGCAACACGTCCATCATCCCAACCAGATGCTACGGAAGCAGCAGCACGATATACATAAGCAGGATTAGAAGCAGAACCTCCTACAACCATACCTGTAATATCTGTACGTGTATCGTCATTTCTATAAGGAGAAGGGACGATAACGTCAGAAGCGTTCCATTTAGCACCGACTTTACCAGTTACTTCAGCATAACCACGTTGTTGGAAATACTTCCATCCTGGTACAGCTAGAACAGCAGTAGGACCACCAGCAGATGAATCGTTTGTGCTGTTATCAGTTGTATCAATATTTTTATACCAACCGTTTAGAGGCTCTGCCCAGTTTCCTGGAAAGATTTTTTTAGAAGACAAATAAGCCATTTATTTCTCCAAAATTGTATCGTTAATTATCAAATAAGCAGTGAATTTAAGCGTCAGGAACGAAGCTAAATCCTGTAGTTACGAAATCTTTATTAAGGATCTCAAACCCAGCGTACAACTGCCAAATCAGTATTATAAATCTGCTAAAGTCATCATTATTATTAATAAGAACTTGTGCATTAGGTCCACCAATTCCAACACCAATTGCTTGAGGTCCGAAGAAGTATCCTTGAGCAACTTCTCTTGAAGCATATGCACCACCAGCGTTATAGGAGGAAGTGATACTCTTAGTTGGGAAGTTTGTAGACTCGAAGAACTTGACACCTTCAAACTGTACACCTGTTGGCATTACAGGCTCACCAGCAAGGAAGAAAGCTTGTCCAGCTTGAGGTCCTTGATAGAAGCTTGCATTGTTAGGAACCATAGGGTTGCCCATATACATGCCTTGTCCAGGAGCACCTGCATAACGTGCGATTTCTCTGAAGTCAGAGTCACGACGTAAGTGCATCATGAATGTTGGATCACAAATGCAACGATATAGACCGTCTGCATATGTAGGAACGTTACGCTTACGTAAATCCTTAACAACACTTAGCAAGTCAGTTTTAACTGAGAATTGTTGCTTAGTATTTGTAATTTCAGTAGCAGAATAAGAAATACGTCCAGAAGCATCCTTAGTCTTTCCATCTGCGAAATAATATCCACCTTGGCTAGTAGAAGCAGCACCATTGGCTTCTGCTTTAGCTAGTTCATCAATGAATACTCTGTCTCTCCAACGTCTGTAGTCATCCAAAAGGGTCAAACTACCTATTGACTGATGGAACATATTAAGGTTCCCTGTGTCAAGTAGTAGACGTTGAGCTGTTACAAGAGTTTCTCTTGCAATTTTAAAAGTACTTGCTTGAGTAGTATCACCAGGATCTGCAGGACCTGTGTACTCTTTAAGTACAACAAGTACCTTTTCCTTTGTGATATTACGGCTATTAGCAGTACCAATAGTTTGATCAGCTACACGCTCACGGCTGTCCTTTGTACCAGGAGCACCCCAGAACTTGTAACGATCTAGCTGAACAGTTTGTCCAGGCTGGCGAGTGAAGTCGTGTACCACTACTGGTTCGACTGCCATCTCTGCGATATAACCAGGATGAGGTCTGTAAAGCTCGGCCCCTAAAATTTTGGGGAAATCATTATCAATAAACACTTGGTTTTATACCTCCAATGTCTGAAGTTTTAATTAACGGGCGAAAGAGTCAGACATGAGCATGCCTTATCTAACTTAGTATTTTAACAGTGAGTAATTTATTACTTATTAGTAAACTACTAGCACCTTAATTAGTACTAGTAGTTAATAAGTATTACTCCATTACAAACAATTTATTTTGTACTGTTTGTGGCTGTGCTTGGTTTAATACTTTCCAAGCATTCTGAGGGTCACGAGCCATTTGCTCATTAAAACTTCCCCAGAAATTTTCTGGCTGTTGTGGTGGAGCAGCTGCAGGAGGTGCTGGGAAATTTTGACCAGGCTGTGCCAACGCATTTGCACCTTGAGTAGCAGGTGCTGTTGGGTATCCTCTTGTCTCTAATTGTTGCTCGTTTTCATACACAGGATGAGGACCTTCTGGACCGAAGAACTTCAATGTGTAATCACTAAGAACATCAGGGTTTGTAAGAATTTCGTTATAAGCTAAATTCTCTTGATGCTCATTTACAGAAAACTTTGCATATCCTTTTATAGTATCTGCTGCTTTATTACCCCATTCAACTGCGTTGTCTAGCATCCCTTCGAGGTTTACTGCGTACTGGTTTAGTACTGCTGGAGCCTCGATCCCGAATGCGTCCATCACTTGACGGCTTTCGTTGCTCATCCCTACCACTGCCTGAATCTGATCTAGCTCCTGCGAGGAGAGATTCGATGATGTTTGGGAAGAGTTGGGCGATGAGATCTGGCTGGGAGGCGAGATCTGCGGAGCCGATTGAGGCATAGCTTGGGGACTGGGTTGTCCGTAGTTTGCCTGGGTATACTGTGGTGTCGCTGTCTGCGATTGTTGACCCTGGAACGGGGATTGCACTGGTGCGCTCAGTACTCCTACTACCTTGTTGAACGCCGATTCCCAAGGATTCGACTGCGGCTCCGAGGTCGTCGGGGATTGGGGGGCGTATTGAGTAGGGCTTGATTGGTAGCTGGGGGCTGCCTGAGGTACCGCCTGTGGGAAGCTGGTACCCACTTGATACGGTGTTGGTGCTGCCTGAACCGCCTGTGGAGCTGCTGGAGCTGCCGCCACGTAGCTGTTCGGAGCGACGGCTGCTGGTGC